CCTATGCACAAATCTGTTCCCTTTGCCTTTGCGGCATGGCAACCTTCTTGGTTTGGACGAATAAAAGTGCAATGGTCCATAATCCCATAGGAAATTCCTGATGGGTTTGCTGGCTCCGAACCCGGAACCGCAAAGATAGACATCACATTTGAAGCCTCAATCCCTGGAGCACTGTCGTAGCGCTCACACCCTTCTGGCATTGGATTTGTGTGTAAAGCCTGTCTTTGCATGGTTTTCCTTCTATGAAAGTCTCTATATATAGGTTTGTTTTGTTACCTAGAACTTAGCCGATAAATGGAAATAGCCAGCGCCGGTAAATTGCCCGAAGGATGACAATCACCGACGCTGACTACGCCTATTTGCTTACCTGATTATCAGGCGTCAGCGGTCAAGTAACCCTGACGTGAACGGTTGCTACAGGTCAATTCACCAAATGCCAAGATGAGAGCGTAACGGGCGTCTACGCCTGCAACGGTTCCCTGTTGGAAATCGGTGGTGTTGAACCAGTGACCATTCATACCAACGAGCTTGAGATACTTCGTATTGAGGAAGTACATCGGCGCATCGGTTGCGTCATCTGCCAGAGCGAAGTCAAACACGACTGGGGTCTGCTTGAACATCAAGTTCTGGAAGCCTGCGTTCGCCTTAGCGACGTCCTGGTAACGCACGTTTGGCGTCAACAGTGACTCGTACTTGGAGAACAAGGTTTCGTTGGTGATGATGAGGTCTGGAACGTCGTTGCCCTTGGAAGCGTGGTTGTACACGTTTGCCATGTTCACGAGGCTCAAGGTTGCACCCTGAGTTGCAGCAACAGTTGGGTTCCACCAGCCGTTACCAGCTGCGTCAGCGTCAATGCCACCAACTACGTTGTCAATTGTTCCGACGATGTTGCCAAGGCCGTTGAAGTCCTTGCCAGAGTTGCCGGTTCCGTTGCCAAACAACATGGTGTTGAGGTCAGACTTAACCGACATCTCAGCTTGCATGATTTTTGCGTTGAGCAACTTGATGATTGCCTCGGTGCCTCTGTTTTGTGCCTCTTCAATGCCCGAGATAGCAATCGATGCTGCCATCTGCTTCCACTGGTAGTTAGCGGCTGAAATGCCGTCCTGTGGGGTCAATGAAATTGGGTCATAACCAGAGTACGACGATGCCGTTCCGTTGACTGCATAGAGCAGTGGTTCAACGATTGAGGTACCGCCCTCTTCCATCTGAACGCGACCACGCGAGTTCAAGTGGTTGAGAAGGACGAGGTCCTTGAATATGTTGTCGACCAACGTTGGCTGATAGTTCTGCAACGTGGTCGACAGAATTGCATTAAAGTCCGGGTTGCCGGCCATGATGTTTCTCCTGTTGAGGTTTGGGTTTTAGCCACCGAGCTGGCGTTTTGCCTGCTCGAAAGCTTCAAATACGGATTTTGGTGGAGCAGATTTTGGAGCTGACGTCGTCTTAGCTGAAGTAGCACCAGACACAATATTTGCGCCTCGCTTTGCGTTAAGACGCTCTTGCTCTTCTGCCAGTTTTTTGCTGGCTTCAGATTTCTGGGAGTACACCTTGTCAAAAGCAACCTGTTTAAAGACTGCTTCCAAATCGGTGGCTCCTGTTGCAAGGGCCTTAGCGACTACTTCATCTGCGTTGAAGTCATCACCATACTTGCTCTGCAGAGAATCGATTGTCTTGGTCAGTTCGTCCATTGCCCTCTGTTGTTCAAAGGACACTAAACGCTTTTCCAATTCCTTCAGGTGCTTCTCTGTCGGGTCAATCCAAAGGTCATCCTCTTCGGAGACCACTGGTTGTCCAAACTGTTCTTGAAGCAACTGCAGGGTACTGGCTGGGTCACTTTGCAGGGCTTCCTGTAAAGCGGCAGCGTACTCAATACTCTTTCTCTGTTCGCTAAGTTCCTGTGTCTTACGGGTGTAATCCGCTTGACGCTGGTACCCAGCTAGAGCCTCCTTAAGCGGAACTACTACTTCTTCGCCATCCACTTGGAGTCTGACGACCTTGTCGCCTACCTCTGTGTAATCGAAGATGTCTAGTTCTGGTTCTGGAGTTTCTACTTCAGTTTCAACCGCATCTACAACCTGTCCCTCTTCGGGGGCCGCGATTTCGTCTACTACTTCAGTAATGTCATTGTTACTCATTGGAGTCCATCCTTCGGGGTTGTTCCATGGGGAATTTGATTCCCTCTATATATAGCAGGTTTTCATTACCTACTTGAGTTCTTATTGAGCTTGGTTAAGCAATGCTTGCAAAAGCTCAGGTGGCAAACCTTGTGGTGGTCCGGCTTGTGGGCCTCCCCGACCGTCTTGCAATGCTGCCAATAGTTCTGGTGGAATGCCTTGTCCGCCTTGCTCTGATTGCATTGCAGTCATTTGGTCTGGTGTAATACCAGGAGCACCAAGTGATGCTTGGTCAGGCGTAATTCCTGGTGGCATACCTGCTGGAGGTGCTTCAGGGGCTTGAGGCTGTTGCAAGAATGAACCAGCATTCTTTACACCAAATCCAGTTGTAAGCACATATTCGGCCAGTTTTTGAAGGTTTACAAGCCCAGCTTGGGCAAACGGTTGCATTGCTGAAACGATTTGGAGCGCCATATCTCGGCGGAATGCTTCGTTTCGTGGAGCAGTTGAGCCAGCTTCCACAGTGAAGTCAAACTCACCGGCAATGTAATCCTTGTCAAAAGTCAACCAAACAGGTGCTTCTTCTGTTCCAACGATGCGTACAGTCTGTTCGCCTGTCATGTATTGCTGGGCAAGCATGATTAGGTTTGAAGCACAGCTAGCAATTCCGTTTTCAATGCACACGAGCTTTTCAGCGACTCGTGAGTTACCGGCTTCAGCAATGATTGATGCTTCACGGGCTGTTCTGGTTGTTTCTGGGATTGCTCCGCGCTGGTACTCAGACACGCCAGACACACGGTCAATGTCATTTTGAATCAATGTTGACTGGTTGTAGAACTCTGGTGGGTTAATCAACGCAGGCATTGGCACAACTACGTTGGCAAGGTTTTCATTACCCTTAACTGGCACAATTACGTTGTCATCATCTGAAGCAAGCATCTGGCGACCGAAGTCATCAAAAGCTGATTCCAGAGCTAACCACTTGCGCGAGTAGCGCTTTCTGTGGTTCATCATCTGTGTACGAGTTTCGTTCAATTCGTACTGAAGCGGCTCAATTGCTTCCAACTCACCCATTGGGTAGAAGAAGTTTGGAATGTCGTAGTTGCGCAACATGAAGAATGGGTGACCAAATGCGTAAGGCATCTTTACTGGCTTGACAAGGAACTTGTCTCCAGAGTCAGAGAAGATGCACATTTCACCAGTGTTGATGTCGTAGTACTCATAAACATCGCAGTAAGCAATGTCTTGGTTCATGTTGCTAGTTGAAGAGTTGGTTGCATATGTATCAGTGGCTGTTATATCGCCGTACTTCTGCGTAGATGTAGCGGTCAAGTTCTTGCGCGCTGCATAGTCATATCTTTCATCTGACTTAACATCTTCAAGAGGGCGACGTGAGCGCTGAGCAATCCAACGCAAGTCATTCATTGATGTTGCATCCGGGTCGATGTACATATCAAACGGGTCAACACGCTCAAGGAATGGGCGGTCTTCTCGGATAATGAAACTAGATTCAACTTCACCAGTTGGGTTTGGTTCAGCTGCTTCATCTGCAGTTGTATCTATTTCATCAATCTTTGCTTCTTCAACAAAACGATAACCAGTCTTTACCCAACCATGTCCAATGATTAGATAGTCCTTAACTGCTCTCTGGAACTCTGTTTGGCAGTCGTAATGTTGCCACCAATAGTTGATGATTGCTTCTGTAACGACCGACTTGTCACCGTCTTCTGGGCGGCGTGGGTTCACATTGATTTTTGGTCTACCAATAGAAACTGCTGGAGCAAGCGTGTTAATCGTGGAGAAAGCAATGTTGACGAGTAGGCGGTCACCTACTGCTTGACCACGATAGTGACGACCACGGTAAAGATTTATTAGTCGTTGCCACAAGTTGTCGTATGACTGATTCTTCCGCCACTTTTGTGACGC